GCTTCAAGCTCAATCTTGGCGTTGATGAGGCCGGAGGATTCGCGGATATCACGCTGGACACCACGGATTTCGCACAATACGGTAGCAAGCTGTGCTTCAACCTTGCAGCAGCAATCGCGCACGGCGTCGCCCACGTTGCGCGTGGCATCGTAGGTGCGGTCACCCTGGTTGCGCACGGACGCGATGACTTCGGCAATGGACGAACACAGCTTGGTGTCGAGCTGGAAGAAGCCCTGAGTGCTCGCAGCCTGAGCGGCGGAAATGCGGTCATGCAGACCAATGATACGCTGGCAGTTATCGGCGCCGACCAGACCTTCAGCACAGGCCTTGTTGCCATTATTGCCCCAACCACCGTTGTTGAACATGAGGAAGAACAACAGGATGACGAGCAGACCCATGCCGTCGCCCCAACCGCCGCCTTCACGGCCGTAGCCCTTCTGCTGACAGAGCGCGAGAATGCCGGGAAGGTCCATACCCTTGTTGTTCTGCATGAGTGCCATAAGGCCAGCGATGTCGTTCATACCAGACTCCTTGTCTTCCATGTTAAAGATGTTGGTAACAGTAGTTCCCTCGTCGCCATCGGGCTCCGCATGCTTACGCATCATGTTAAGAGCCGCGCCAAGACCGGATTCCATACCCGGTGCATACTTGAACATTACAAACCTCCTACATGTTACAGGGTTATGGGATAACCCAGACATTGTTAGTATAATACCACAATGTCTGGGATTTGTACATTATTTTTTCTCAGACATTTCTTGTAGAGAATATTTAATTATGACGTGATTCGCACATATTCGGCTTCGACGATCGGTCGCCAGTCACGAATCGCCGTAATCATAAGCTCATCGTGCACATTCCTATATGCCTGTTTCTGCATCTCAGCCATATACAAAATGTTCTCGTCTTCTGGTGACGCTTGTTTGAGTACATAGAGTGTGGCTAATGGACGAATCTGCTGTTTGTCAAGATTGTCCATCCTTGCCATAAATTCTTGCTCACGCGCTTCAATCGTCTCCAATTCAATGGTCGAAGGATCTTCCAAATCAATGGGATCTCCTATACGAAGCCAAGGGCTAGAAGTAATATCAATACGCTCATTGGGCGCTTCAGGAAAATCGTCTGCGCACATGATAATATTGTTAATGATACCACCTTTATCTAAAATAGCCATGACCTTCATAAATTACTCCGTCCACAGGCTATAAATATTAACTAAGCCCGGCGATCCTTGAGTAAGGTCTGCTGGCGCTGCAGGATCGCCGCCATTCGCCCAACCAGGCATAGCGTCACTGGCAGTATTTTGCCCTTGACCACCACCTCCGCAACCTGCTTTATATGAACCATCAAAACTAAAGCAACCACCGCCACCTGCACCAGAACCTCTCAAGTAAGTACCTGTTTGTTTACCGGTACCACCTGCACCTCCGGCGCAATTTATGCCACCACCCTGATTTCCATCACCAGAGTATGTACCACCTTGACCGCCACCAGTACCATTTGCACCTTGGTATCCTGCCGTTCCACCGGCACCACCAGCCGCTGGTACACTGCTGACTTGACCGCCACCGGCACCACCACCGCCGCCAGGACCATATAAATCCATTCCTGCATTTACATACGCCCTAGTTGTACCACCTGCACCACCAGTTGTTCCAGTAGTACCAGAAACTGAATCTGGCGGCGCACTTCCTCTACCACCTGCTCCTCCTGCTCCTACTGTACACTGAATAACAGTTCCGGCGTCAAACCACGAAGCTGCTTGTCCCCATCCTCCTGTACCACCACCACCGCCACCTAAAGCAAAAGCGCCAGATGATGGTACTCGACCATAACCACCGCCGCCACCGCCGCCACCTAGGGCTATAACTCTGTAAGTACCAGAATACGGAATGGTGTAGTTAGTAGTATATCGATGTGTAACGTTTACAGCAGGTGGAGAAGTACGAATAGTAAGCGCAGATGCCTTCCACTGATTGTATTCAGCAGGAGTACTAGTTCCACCATCAAGGGTTGCTACAACTTGGATGATGTACGGTGTATCCGCATTCGGCAAAGTATTGGCAGGAATATTAAAACTCCTAACCGCATTTCCCAAAAGGCCGGAACTGTACATGCGGTTCCAAGAATTGTCATACACATTGACAATATACTTAACACTACCATTTGCATTGGCAGTATTAGGATTATTCCATGTGACAGCTATCGGGTTTTTACGCGATATAAGAGACTGATTGGCCGTTGGCGCCGTAATAGGTGGCTGAGATGTCAATTCATTGACAAACGTTTTGAAATTGAAAGTATTCGACCAGGCACTCCAACCAGTGGCGGTACCATTATTTCGTACGCGCCAATAATAGGTTGTGTTCAGAGCCAAGTCTACTACATTCCAAGATGTAACAGTATTGATAGCGCCTGAATCCTTAACAATAGTTAAGAATGACGCATCAGTTGCAACTTGAACTTGGACCTTATCAATAGTCTGACCGACGGGAGTACCATTGTTCCACTGAAGAGTTACTCCAGTCTTCGGAATATTTCCTGTACCAGTGGCTGGAGTAGTAGGAACCGGAGCAGTCAGAGACGCACTCAAAAGTTTGAGTTCAAAGATATCCGACCATGGACTAACTACGTCTATTTTATACCCTTCCGGTCCTACTTGTCGCGCTGTTTGCCTTACTCGCAAATACGTCGGTTTTGCAGGAACACCGGCAGAAATAAATCCACCGCTAAGCGCCGAGGTATATGACGTAAATATGTTACCAGTATATCCGCCTTCATAAGCGTTGTTGAATGACGTATTATCGGCAATGGAGATATCATTCCAGTCAGTCGCGTCGCCTGTGGGAGTGGTAGAACTGCCATTGACTGTAATGAGTACTTTAGAAGCTTTAACCATTGACTGCGTAGTAGTATCACCAGAAGTTACCGCAACACCATCTACCGTAACTACAAAAGTAGGTTTAGGTAATACAACCTGAGTGGTGAAGTTAATCTTAAGACTCGGTACGCCATCAATGCTATGAGCGTCGTTCCTATAACGTGTTTGGGCATAAAGTGTCTTATTATAAGGAAGATCTACAGCTATAGATGAAACTGCAGGTTTCATTTCCTTACGCCACACCGGATTAGTCATATCTGAAGTTTCAGATACGGCCAAAATAGTGATATCAGGATCAATGACATCATTTGCAATAGAAGCTTCACTCCAGGTAACAGTACCTTTTGGATTAAAGTCAGTCTGACCCTGACGTGGACTACCAATAATAGGAGCGTCAAAAATAACACTCATAACTGTGGTAATAGTTACTTGGTTTGTAGCTCCCAAGGAATCCGTTGCAATGACCTTAAACGTCAGAACATACGTTGTATTAGTCGCAGATGGCGGATACTTCGTATTGTCTTTAGGCAAAGTAAACTGCACATTCTGATTGTCAATAATACCGGTATTAGGCGTGGCAACAATACCGGTATCGCCGAAATCAAACTTGTATGTAACAGGGTCGCCATCCGGGTCTACGGCACCACTCATTTTAATGGTGTAAGTAGTACCCTTCGCGACATTGGCCGGAATCGTATGCGTGAAACCAGCCATATTTGGTGGTTCATTCAATCGAATTTCCACCGGCTTGGAAGAATACCGAGACAAGTTACCATAACTATCTTCGGCGTACACAATGAGTGTATTGACCGTACCGATGTTACCTGGGAAGGTAACATCGGTATCGAGAGTTACTTCGACAGCTTGAGAAGCCGTAGGTACATCCACCTTAGTCGGAGTAGGACCAAGTTCATCAATATGATAATAGAATGCCACAATCTTTGCATCAGGCAGAAGGGCCTTAGCATGCAAAGAATACGTATGAGTACTTTGTTCACGTACAGAGTCCGGACCAGTAATGGTCGGCTGCGTGATAACAATGTTCACAAACTGCTGGGCAACTTGTTTTACACCAAGAGGCGTTGCAGCAATAGTGTCATCAGTAGCATCCAGGTGTTCCTGAGTAGTAGCCAAACGAGTGATGCCTTGCACAAAATGATTGGCAATAGGCAATTCACCAATGGCTGTCTGTTGAGCTCTGTCAGCCTCTGCCTTGGCGCGGTCAGCTTCGTTCTTTGCTCTATCAGCTTCCTGTCGTGCACCTTGTGCTTCCTGACGTACATCTTGTACAGCATTGGCTGCTACACCAATAATACGCGATTCCTGGAAGTTACCGGTGTCAGTAATAGACGTAATGGCATTAGACCCGGCCGTATTAACCAATGTAATATTGGTAGAACCAGTGTTAGTAATATCTGCCACCCATTTAGAACCGTCACCATTAATGGTGTTTACATACTGGGTACCAAGAGTCGCGATCTCCTCATGACGGGTATCGCCGATCGCATTAATACGATCAACTTCAGTCTGACCTTGGCCAGATACACGACTGACTTGGTTATTACCTTCAGCAGTAATTTCATTCTTTTTGGTTGCAGCCACATTACCAATTTCGGTAATCTGAGTCTGCCCTGCATTGTTAATAGCCGTAATCTGACCAGTAGCGGCAGCCTCAATCCTGGCTTCGGTATCACGCGCATCCTGTGCACACTGGCAAGCTTGTGTCTTACAAGTCTCAGCTTGTTCAGCAGCAGCAACAGCGCGCAAGGATGCTTCAAGAGCAATTTGGTTCTGCTCAAGAATATCCTGCCAATATTCTTGCGGATTCTTTTCAGATGTGACAGGCACAGTCATTGCACGCGAGCAGATTTCATCCAATTGCTGACAAATCATTGTCAGTTTGGCTAAAGCATCCTCGTGCGATTCCGCCGGAAAGTTGTCATATTGCGTGTACTGATGCAACTGAGTGATGGGCACATTTCGCACGATAGCAATGGTAGCACCTACTGCCCATCCAGTAGTACGCGTAAGAACACCACCTGCAGGATTTCCTGCACCAGTAATAGTATAGTTTTCTTTACCCAGGATTACGGCATCAGTATCCGGTTGACCAGGTTGAGCGTACCATACTTGAATATGGTTGTTATCGAGGAATGGGAATGAAATTGGGAAGTTGGTTTGAGAACCGTCCCAAACATAACGGTTCTTAAACACGTTATTGCTTACCAGCATTCTTCATCTCCTTATAGGCCTTATTAACCTCGTCAATGACAAGAAGACCTTGTTCTGCGACATCGATCATTTCACTATAAATTTGATCGACTAGTTGTCGCTTTTCATCTGCATCCATGTCTTCATTAAACTGAATCATTCTGACAGCTTTGCTCATGTTATTCAGAGAAGACCGTACGCCAGTAAACTGGCCCATAGGTCCGCTATTCATGAGTTCTTCAGCCATGGCTGCTGCAACGCCAGTACCTTCTTTCATGAGCATGTTTACTGACTTCAGACGATTCTCAAGCTGACCTGCCTTTGTCTGAAAGTCTTCAATTGCTTTAGCACTCACGCTAGGATATCTGAAAACAAACGACTTAACCACAGGTAAGTCAGCAAGAGTCGGTGCCGCACGTTCTACTTTGTCTATAATTCCCGCTTCTTGCGCCGCAGTATCCAAGGCAGAAAGGACATATTGTCCTACCTGACCCGTCCATCCTCTCACAAGATGTTCCATAATAAGTGGAGAAGATGCACGTCTACCAATTGCTGTTTCTGCTACAGGGTCCAGATAATTGAGGACACGCGACAGGCTCTTAGCAATCTCAGTTGTGTTGGCCTTATATTGCGTCTGCGGAAACATATCTTCCATGAATGATGGAATAATGGGGTTTCCGGTAAAGAAACTATAGTTAGCCGCAGATTCATACACAGGTGCAATAGCTGAAGGCATAACACTAGGTATAATCTGATCACTAACGGCGTCAAAAAATCCGTCATCCCACATTTTCTGCAGGAGACTTCTATCTTTATTTTCATACACCCAATCAACAAACATTTCAACTGGGGCTGCCGCGATTACTGCTAGCTCCTGCGGTTTAGGGATACGTAATACTGCCCAGGGAGTAGGAACGATCCAACAAGTAGCGCGTTGCCAGTCAGGTACGTTTCTGAGTGCTTTAGCAGTATCAGAGTCAGGGCTATTGTACATAATGTCATTATTAACTAATGACAGAAGCAAAGATGGCAGAACTATTCCTGCCCCCACACCTGACATAAACCTGATAGGGTCACCCTTAGCCATACGATAGGTTTTATCGAGACCTTGAACCTGGGCATTAAAGAATGCCGTAATGGCATTGAATCCTTTAGTAGCCGCTCCAATTCTCATAGAGTCCTGAGTAATATCTCTAGACTTAACTGCGGCTTCGAAAGGCGATATACCACGATTCACATCTTCAATAAACCCACCAATACGTGTGGCTTCATCAGTCATCTCAGTAGCGCTCTGCAGCGCTCTCTTAACGATACCCGGAGCCTTACGAAGGTTCAACGGGTTAATCATGCTGATGATTTCTTTATAGTTCTTGACAGGGTCCTTGAGCAAATTACGTGCAGGAACTTTAGCCATCTCAGTAATCATTTCCTGAGTGAACTTTCTGTCAAGGGCTACAAGGGACGCATTGCCACCGCCGTTCTTTGCCCAGTCCCAATAATATTGTTCCATCTTGGGAAAGAGTCGTCCACCAGTTCGCTTACTGATAACCGAAGTAAAGCCCTTCAGTGCGCTCAATCCATAAATATAACCTGGATTGCTAATGGCCGCAGTAAACTGGTCACGGAACAAGTTACGTACAACAAATTCAGGCGTAGTAATAGAACCTGCACGAGTCCAAGATGCGACCTCAGTCAGTCCTTTCATTATGCCGTTATAAATGAGCGCCGAATCCATGTCCAGTTGTCTGGCTGTCTTAGCAATTTCTTCAGGCACAGCATATACGCGCTTACGACCATTTTCTCTGACAGTAATCTGCGTTTTACGCGATACATCATGAGACAGCGGACTTTCACGCTGACTGACTTCTACAGCTTGACCGAAGTCCTTGGCAATCTGCTTCTTGACCGCATTAGACTCAGCCATTCGAATGACACTAAAGGTATTCCGAACTACACTCTCAAGTGGGTCAATAATGACGGCCTTGGGTGCAGCAAAGTCTTCCCCAAATGACGGTTCAAATTCAGTAACAACCTCGTTAAGGGGAACGTACTTCTTGTTCTTCGCTTTGATGTCACGCAGTTGGCGTTCACTGATAAGACCTGCATCTTTCATGTAATCGAGCAGGTTATTATTGTAGTCGTAGATCTTCTGTGCTGCAGTGTCATACTTTGCGACGTTTTCCGGATTCTTACCTACAGAATAGGCTACTTCCGGATTAATACGCGTATCTACACCTTGCTCAGACAGTTCCATGGTACGCTTAGCAATCAAGTATTCAGATAACCCACGAGGATCACCTGCTTCCTTAATTATCTTATCAAGAGGTACGCCAAAGTTCTCACGACTGCCAAACTTAAATGGCGAATGTTCAATCCAGTGCATAGCCATTTTAGGCGATCCCATAAGAGCAGATGCCATGGCGCGAGACTCAGTCATTTTACCTGGAGATGCTCCAGTATTGAGAGGAGCAAATTTATCTACCAATGACTGGTATGTCGAATCCTTGATTTCCGACCATGTACGAGTACCTTTCTCTTCACCCAAGGAAATATTCTGCCGCAATTCAGCTTGAGCGGCGTCTATGGGCATTTCACCCTTAGGCGCAGCCTTTGCCGCCGATACTTTTTTCTGGTCGAAAATAAACATACGAGAGCCCATTTGAATGCCCTCGATGTTACGCGTAAGTTCGCGAACCTTTTTACCCTTAGTTGCTCCAGCCAGTGTTTCAATAGCTTCAGGAGACAACTTGTCAGATGATAACCATTCAATAAATTCAGGTGTAGGGTTCTCGAACATCTTACGAGATGTGGGAATCAACCGTTCCTGGGACACGCTCTTATACTTTTCAATGAAGTTAGGATATTCCTGGAAGAACTCAGGATCCATTTTCTCCATAGAAGCTTTGCCTTCGGGCGTCTTCAGGAATTCTTTGAACAGCCTTGCGCCGCGCGCATCGGTATAATGGAACATTGGAACGCTGCGGTGGACTTGATATTCTTGTACAGACGCCCCTTCAGTCTTCTTCGCTGCGGCTTCTGCCACGTTTTTGCTAGTAGAATACCATACTCCCGCAGGCGCAGATTCCGGATTAAGATTGACTCCCTCAGTGAAGACTCGACGATACGAGGATCTATAGGCACGGGGTACCTCAAGATTAATAGATGCAACGTCTTCTCTGATAGTAGGTTCAATGATAGAATTAATGCGCACTGCTTCAGGCGTTTTACCGGTAACTTCAAATACGCCCATGAGGCGATTCGAATAGAAGCCTGCAGCCTTCATTCCGCCTAAACCCATACTGGCGATCATGAAATCTTCAGCAGTAGGCATTTTGCCTTCCATCAATGAACCTGCGGTAGTCATTGTAGTAATTTCAGAAAACAACTGTGCAGTAGTTTTCATAGCCGGAGTGGCTTCAGAAAAGAACTTACCAGTATATTTACCTGCTCCACCAGTAGCTGCACCAATGACTGCGCCTTTACTTGCAGATGACAAAGTATTGAGAGTACGGTCAACAACTTCAGTCCAAGTTGTTGCCTTACCCTCACGATACATATCAGTCATATATGTACGCAGGCCTTCAGTAAGACCCATCGCAGCTGCAGGAGATGTTATGGGCGCGGTGGGGCCAGTCGTAGCACCAGCAGCACCACCCACAACAAGAGCAGGTATATCCCCAATAGCTTGACCAGCCATCGCAAATACTTTTTGTGCAACACTTCCAGTCTCTGGTACGACCAAGTTTGGCAATTCACCACGAACTGCTAACCCAGTGATAGAATTTTGATACCCAGCAAGTACGGCTTCTTTCCAGTCAACTACAGGACGAGGATTACCTTGTGCAACTTCCATATCGGCTTTCTCTGCCAATACAGGATCTACTGTGGCAACCTCTATAAAATCCTGTGCTGCTTCAAGGTCTGCAGGATCATCCTTTAAGGAAAACCCATATTCAGTTTTAATGCCCTTATAGACCTCATCAGCAGTAAAGCCTGCCTGAATTGCTTCATCAGCTTCACGCTTAGCCTGTTCACGAATCTCTGACAGAGAAAAGCCTGCTGCCAGGGCTTCGTTCGTCTGCTGAGTATATGCCATAATTTACTTCCCTTGTGTACGCTTTTTCCATTCAGAGAAAGTCTCACCAGGTCGTTTTACCTTATCAGGTGAAATAACTGGAGCACCTTTCTCCGGAATAGTCGGCACCCAATTTGTCTTGGGTACAGACATTGCACCCCTAAAGTTTGGCTTGTCACTTGTGTTCGCATCAATCAGTTTGTTGATGAAGCTACCTGGGTCATTGAAGTCTACCAGTTTAGCCACTTGCTCAGGCGTCTTCCCTTGCGCCTCGCGATACAAAGCTTGATTGACTTTCAGATACTTATTTTCAGCATCAGGATTCGTAGTACCCATAATACCATTGCTAGGACTGATGAAGTTCTTGATATACTTCGATGCGTCCGTCAGCATAGGTTTAATGGAAGTATCCATCTTGCTTGCGAGGGTATCCCGAGCATTAAGAAGCGTCTTGTATTCAGTACCAGTAATCTGACCTGCCGCTACCGCTTTTTGAGCACGAGCAACCCATTGGTCGTCAGCCTGATCCTCATAGACAGATACCATAAGATCGCCATATACAGCCTTGCTGATTTTAGACATGTCATCTTTAGCCATGCCTTTAAAAAAGCTGTACATGTTTTTGCGAGTTTCACCAGACACGGCTTGGTTACCCATATAGTCATAAAACTTAGCATCATCCATTTCACCACTGATAGCGTCAGTAATGAAATCATTGAATGCTGCATTATCTGCACGCTTCTGAGCTCGCTGTTCCCGCGTCCATGCTACCGATTCTAACGAATTGCGGTATGAAGCCTCTGCATGTATGCGATTTTCAGCTTGCTGAATGATAGTATCAATTTTAATGGTTTGACGGCCGACCACAGTCTCCAGGTCTTTTTTGTTTTGCCTAAACCATGCGATAGTTGCCGACGGATTATCTCGAGCCCACGATTGGACCGCCACAAGAATACCGTCATCGATTGCTTTTTCAGCTGCAATGTTATCATTAGGGTATGTCTTACGAACTTGTTCAAAGTAGCTTGTGAGGGCATCAACATCTCCTAATGGCGTTCTAATAAGACCGTCTTTCAGGGTATCAACGTACGCAGCACGAGACTGTTTATCTGCAATTGTCTGCTGTTGAATCTGATATGTACCCATTTCATTCAGATAACTGGACGTATGTTTATGCCACAGTTTATCAAAGATATACCCAGGTACTTTCATCTTCTCGCGAAGTTCACCAGCAGTCTTATTAGACCACTCTTCTTCTGCATTCAGAAGACCATCAGTTTGAGCACCAAGTTTCGTTTTGCGGATTTCCATTTCGCGGTCACGAAACAACTTGGTCATCTCGATATCAGCATCGCGTGCTTGACGTTCGACAATTTTGTCCATAAAAGTCTGAGCAAAATCGTCTGCCGCGCCCATTAACCTACCAAGACCAGTAATGAATGAGCGTTCAGCATCGGCAGGAGCTGCCATGGCACCCGCGCTAGGTACTGCTCCTACAGGAACTTGGTCGGTCTGTGGGTTACCAAAATAGCGTGGAATTTCCTTAGCCATTAGTCCCACCATCCTGCTTTATTACCGACCAGATAACCACTGGTTGCGCCCTTGAACAAGGAACCTGCAGCATTAATCCATCCGCCAGACTTAGAACTCTTTGCTGCTTTACCATACGAGTCGGCTTCAGCTCGTTTGGCTTCAGCTTGCAGACGTCCTGTGCGAAGAACATCCTCACGATCAAGTTTGGCATTCTCCGCGGATTCGTTAACCAGGTCCATGAATGACATGCTGTCGAGCTCATAGCCGCTAGCAGATGCCGCAGCAATCTGCTTAGCCTGCAGTCTGGTGGCTTCTACACCCATATTAGCAGCTTCTTTCCGCGAATTCAGCTCGTAAAGTTCTGCTTGATACTGAGATTGCGCCTGTTGGGCTTTATACGCAGCAGATTGTGCTTCAGCTTGCTGCAAAGAACCGATAGTTCCAACAAGTGTGGAACCTACGACTGCAGCCATAGCGAGGGTGGACATTGCCATATTCTACTCCCAATGAGCTTTAGAACTCTTTGTAGTAAACCTTCTCACGAAGATTGTACCCTAAATGAGCGAGGCACTTTTCTGCCATAGAACTCGGAGGTACATGAAAATTTATTTGCTTAATACCCTTAGACAAGAGCATCATTTCAGTGTACTGCATAAACCTGACTGCTGTACGCCCTCTATATTCAGGCGACACATAAATGGCCACATTAGACGCCGACCGTTCACTGGTAATAAAATCTTTTGCGATCATGAAAACCGCGTATCCTACCACCTTGTCATTGTCCTCGATATCAAACGTATGCAGCAATCCGGTATTTGATCCCATGCAGAGATAATCAATGTCTGGATTATACTTCTTACCCTGTCCAACTACCTCTTGGCAGTGCGCATCAATCAAATGAATCGCTCTACCAATGTGATGTGCCAGATTTACTTCCCGGAAAATCGGCTTCATTAGTTAACCCGCCTCGGATTGATATGGTACACAATAGCCCTAACCATGAGAGGATAGGGTGTCTTGTGTTCAATTACGAGCTGTTGCGTTTCATTGTTAGAAGACGCCACAGACTCAGTAAAGTCTCCTGTAAACAACTGCTGTGCTTTATTCATAATTTTGGTTGGGCCAAAGAACTTCTCTTGCATGCTTTGGCCCTCAATGCCGAATCTCAATCCCAGAGAATTCAGCAAAGAGAATGTAGCACTAACAATCTTTCTCGATGCTCCTGTAGATACCTGGTCAGATGCCTGAATAACCATGGACTTAAACCGTGAAGTATATGGAACACCAATGACGCAGTTAGTTACTGCTTGATTAAGCGTAATTGCGCCATTTTGTACATACACTTCAGGATGGACCCATCCATTAATAAGAGGAGCAACTTTAAGTCCTTCTAAATGATTGAGACCAGTAATGGTTGAAGTAGCAGTACCTTGATATACTGCCTGACCATCAGCAAAAGACTCAACACTCAAATTTGGTGACTCATTGACAATCTTGTCAATATACTCAATCGTAGATGTACGATTTCCTCTTTTAATAACAAGCCATAGTTGGTCACCATTAGGACCAGGGATACAACTGATACTCTTCAGTTCGACATTCTCATATCCAGATTGGGTCTGAGCTTCGAATGAATGGGCATGCCAAGCAAGTACTTTCTGTTGCTTTTCATATGTCATGCCAATCAACTGATTAGTATCAGTAATACACCATAAGTACGTGTCTGGCGCGCTCATATATGCCACATCTTTGACTTTGCCTTTAAGAATGTGGTCTGCAAAGATAGTCAAATCTGTGGCTGCAAACTGGTTATCAAGAACCGAGTAATCAAGAGAACGCACACGATCTCGACTGTTTTGAATGAACAATACAGATGAGCCCAATTGGACAGCTTGTGCAGCCATAGAACCATAATTGGTTTGCTTTGTAATCTTGATATTACTTGGCGTAAGAGCTTCACCCAAGGATGATGGCGCAATACGGTATTCTGCACTACCAGTTCCACACAAAAGTACGTCAGTAGAGTGCAACCATTTAATACCATCTGCCATATCAGTGGCCATGGTATAGTTCATCGGGTCAGTATCAAGAACCGGGTCAGAGGAAGCCCGATTACGATAGAATCGGGTAGTATCCCCGATCTCAGAAAACCACAATGTCAATGGTTGTGCAGGAGTACTTCCCATGACCAAGCGCTGTTCATGATATGCAACAACTCTTGGCCAGTTGAAATTTTGCCACTGCGGCGGAACTGGGTCATTGTCTGGCGTATGAGCAATAGGAGTATCCAATTCCCAGTTATTATTTGCCTTACGAATAAGACGTTGAGGTGAATAGTTGTAATAACACAACCATAACACGTCACCAGACTGTGCCCAGGTTACTTGATCATACCATGCGTCATCAAGAAAGTAGGTAGGCAGTTCATAAATAGATCCATCATCATTTACGACAGTTCCTCCGTTATAGTGAACACGCATGTATCCACCATAACTAGTAGTACCAGTTCGTCCAAATTCAAGAATGAACGATTGATTGGTACTAAATTTAAATGGAATGAGTTTAACTTTCTCACTCTTACAATTGATGACGAATCGCGACCCCATTCTACGAGTCATTGGTCCATGCGGGAGTGCAATCAGGTTACGCATCTCAGCAGCACCGGCAAAATAAGCATCCACGTCAATGCGATTATGCATCCGTGGGCTAAGTTCGCCGGAAGCGAATGATACTTGAATTGGAATTGCGTCCTGCATGTTTAATACCTCGACAGAATCCAGTTACCTTCGATGACCTCAGGAGGAGTGCTCTCAATGGCAGAAGCATTATAGGCCAGATTGATCTTGCGCTCAAGAAGTTGTTCGTACATTGACTTGAGATCAATATTGCTGGTCAACGAAATGCACATATCAGCGGCCAACTTGAGTGTCAAACACTCTCTGAACATCGCATCCATTTCGTTAGGATCTTCAACCTTGCGTATGTATCGAAGATTCACCCTGTCAGCGTTAGTCAAGACCTTACGACCTTCTACCTGCCATTCTTGCGTCCTATCATTGATGCTGACTACACGTACGCAGTCCACAGGAAGAGAATATGCATTGGCATAACCAAAAACGGGAGATTCGAGATCTCGTGCAAGAATCTCCCGCTTCATGGCAAAGGACCACGGATAAGAGCGAAGCAAGGCGTCCCGTACCGGTTCATAACGCTGCTTGCACAGGCGAGAAGCCTTAGTAGTGTCATCAAGAGCCATAACAGGTTCCTGACTCAACATGGTCAATGCATCGTTACAAATTTCGATAGAGGACGCCATGGTTTTGCTCCTTATTCGTAGGTGAAGTACAGCTCGCCGTCGAGCTTGGTGCCCTTCGCGGCGGAGGCCGAGAACTTCAGAATAACCGGGACCTGAGTCTGAGAGTCAATGTCTACGCCAGTGAGTGCATCCGTCATGGGCACACCGCCCGCAGTGTTAGCCGCGGCTGCGGCACGAATGGTCTTTTCAGCAACGTCTTCCCCGCCCATGGACTTATGCGCGGGAATGACAATGGAGGCAGTGGTGGCGATAGACGCCAGCATACGGGAAATACCGAGAATACTGGTCGTGCCGGACGGCAAAAACCCGATGGTGATATCGGTGTCAGCGTCGGTAGTCACAGTTTCGAATTTCAGGCGACGTACCTTACCGGAGGTCAATTCCGCCGGATACCGGTACACGTCATTGGACTTCTGCTTTCCAGCAACGTTGGAGTACTGCATTACGCACCTTCCTTGCACTGCAACTGCAGGACCTTTTCGTCTTCCATACGCACCGCGCCGAGGTCCATTTCAGCGTAGACCTGCGTGGAGTAGTTCTTGTCACCACGTTCAGAGATCTTGGTGGTGATGTCTTCCGCCTTGGCAAGGAGCAGACCAGGCTTAGACCACACGATGCACTTACGCGCCGCGCCGTCCTTTTCAAGCTGCTCGGTACGGATGAACGTGAATCCCATAAAGGAATTGATTTCACCGCGTACAAGGGCCTTGATGGTGTTGTAGTCAGCCGACTGAACCTTGGTGTTGTTCAGCATGTCTTCCAGCTGGAAGCTGGTGACGGCGGCGAACAGGGGTTCACTTTCATCGATTTCATTCCGCCACAGCATGCCGCGGGCCTGAATAAGCTTTTCGATGGTCAGACCGGTGTCGCCATGCGGGATGATGTTGCTGGTCGGGAACGTTTTCTGGACATCGCCATGTTCGCCAGTCCAGACAGGGGCAAAGGCGGCATTGATGATGATTTTGTCTTTCGCGCGGTTGAAGGCCATGACGGCGTTCTGCACATAGGGCGACGTGGGATCATACAGCATACGCAGACGGTCGGGCTTGTCGACGAGGTCCGCCCAGTTGTACGGGGCAGACGTAACCCACCGGCGCATATGCGGAGTGTCCATCTGAGGGGTGTCAGCGTGACGACCGCCACGAGGCTGGGCTTCAACAGTACCGATGGAATCGAAAGCTTCACGCGTGCCACGGATGGTTTCCACGCGCACAGCGGGTTCCAGACGCGACTGTTTCTGCTGGGAAACCAGCGACACAGTGCTGTTGTACTGCTGCACAAAGGCTTCAGTAATCTGAAAACTCATTGGTTTTCTCCATAAAGTTTGAGTGAGGGGTTATCCTTTCGGGCCCTCATTCAATGGGCGACTCACGACCCATTGGGATACCGACGTTCAAACAGAACGCGGATCCTGTCAACAACAGACTTATGCTCGGGGTGAGTCGAATCGAGGAAGGCCGGATGACGCTGCAGTTCCTGAATCTGAGAATCAAGATCTGCAGGAGTATCCGGTTGTCCACCGAGATCCAAACCGAGTTCTTCATGCATCTGTTCACCAATACGAACGAACATATTGACGAATGCAGGGTTGCGACCCAGACTCGTCTTGTTCACTTCGTCAACCAGCTTTTCGCCACCCAGGGTAAACAGAGCACGCTGTGCAATGGTAATCTTCGAGTCGTATGCCTGACCATATTCCTTACGAAGCATATTTTCGCACTGCTTCAGTTCGGTATCCTGGTCCATAGTTCTCGAAGACATAGTTTCACTCACGTTAGCCACAAAGGCCTGCATGAGTGCCGTCGCCTGTCGGTCATTAAGACCGAGATTGTGCGCCGTGGGCTTGAACCATTTAAGGTCCTCTTCCAGGACTGATACTATATCCTCAGGAAGCTGCATTTGCTTAAGAGCATCAGCATTGAGAGAATAATCATCAGGCGTAGCAGGGCGCCCAAGGCGGTTATAGACGTCTTGCCAGTCTTCATCGGTCTTCGGTACCGGAATTTTATCGCGTCCAATGAGCGATTCCGCATGAACATAGGCCTGAGCAAGATTGTTGACGTCCTTAAACTTCGCCAGACTCTTGCTTCCCTTCAGTTCCTCAGGGAGCTGGTCAAACCAACTCCCTGAGGCCGGAGGATTGCCAGCCTGAGTGCTAGGAGCATCAGCGGGGGCTGGCGGCGGGGAAGCCGGCTGGGAAGGGGCCGGAGAAGTAGTGGTGGATCCACCACCAGCGGCAATTTCGCCGCCAGAAATCGGAGTGGGATTATCCATTAGAGGGTCCTTCCATCTTCGACAAGCGCCATAATGCGGAGAACCACGTTTCTCTCGCCTTCGCGCATGCTCATAAGGTTTGTGTTAACGTCAAACGTGGGACGGTTAATCCAATGAGCCTGTTTAAGGTCTTCCAGAACCAACTTACCATCGGTCGTATTAAACAACCGATTATAAGCCCGGATGACCTCGGCTTGCTTGGCTTGTCTCTGTTCAAATGAGAGTTCTGCCATTTACTGCTCCATCTGGCCCAAGGTATCCATACCCGAGGCAATGTTGTTCATACCGATACCCGCATTCTTGATCTGCTCTGCCATTTGGGCCTGCTGCTGAGCTTCTGCTCTCGCTTGCCGGACTTCTGCAGTTTCAGAATCATCTCGCAAGTATTCAGGATTGATCGAGTACATGTCGCACACACCTTCCACAGTCTTGTCAGTATTGAACTTGTCCATCGCGGCAGGATCAAATGACAGGAACGGAGTAAGGACTTGCATAGCTCTGGTAAGGTTATTAGCCTCAACCTGTTGCTGAGCTTTTGCAATGGGCGATGTATACACAATCTGCAGTTTCACACCAGGCTGCATCAACTCCTCAGGAGGAGTATCAAATTTGCCTGCTCTCATAAGAATACCAAAACACCGAATGATCAGAGGCGAGAGAAGCTCATTCTCAGCACGGCCCACAACCGGGCCCATAAGACGAAGCTTCTCTTCAGTTCTCTGCATAACCTCAGTAGCCGTCATCTGGGGTCCTGTGTTCAGTTGAAGCTGGTCCACAAAGAAGATTTCCCGAATGCGCATCTGAAGGTCTTTAATGATATCAAGACCAAGATCAGGGCGTCCACCTGTTTGCATAGGAACTACGCCCTTAGGATCCATGGAGCCGGTACGATAATAGTTAATCGCCGCAGGCTTGGTCGAGATGGGTGACACAAAACCCTGGTCCGGAATCATAAGAGCCGGATCAATCATTTTCTGTGCTGCACGCAGATTAGTCGAAACTATCTGCTGCAGCATCCGGAGATCGGGAAGAGCATTGGAACCTGGGCCACGACCATACGTCTCATGTGATGCTTTGTAGAATCTCGCTGCCATGAAAGGACGTTCATTGTATCCCGATTCCTGAATGACAAGTCCATGCTTCGTGTCCACATACGTGGATTTGTAAGGCATGGCCTTGGCTGCTTTGATGCTGAGGGGATCTGCTTCAATATTCGGAGCCACCACATGGAGGATCTCAAACTTGGTGCTCAGTTCCCCATCATCATACGCCTTAACGATCTCCGGATGCAGGTTGGCCTTACCGAACGCCTCGACCAATTGAAGGACGGTGCGTCTGTATACTCGGTAGAGCGATCCTATCTGCCCCTCAGCGTTCTCTGCAAAATAGCATTCAGAAAGAGGCAGAGAATTGATTTGAAGACCTGTCAGGTCCTTTTTCTCTGTGACAAACATGCACATGTTGCCATACGCGCCATATGAGCGATACCCTTCATGAAGAGAAGTAGTAAAGCCCGACTGAGGGCGCTGAATTTCATAGGCCATGATGCGCGTTACATCTGCCAACCATCGTTTGATTGCCGAGTTATTTGCCAATTTCTGATTGGCCACACTCAGGTCAAACCAGGGTGATGCAGGGTTTGTCAACAAAGAATAAAAGCCCGATGCCAACAGCTCATTGGAGTGAATACCAGTCGAGTCGTACACACGAGGGTCAGTGTCCACTCCCTCAGTCTGATACTGCGAGAGAAAGGACATATCAAAAGGCATCACTACTTTGGCAATTTTTTGCCAGTGAGCTTCAAAATTCGCCCTATCAGACTTGAGCTGGTCTAAGCGCTTAATGATACGCTTGACTTCATCCCGCTCTCGCTGAGAGGCCTCTGTGGAACGACCTACTGTCATGAATTAGCTCCCAGAGCCTAACGTAGGCTTCTTGATCTTGATATTGGACGACTCAGGTTGACTAAAAATAGTCGCCGGACGCCCCGAGGCAAATGCCTTGTTCTTATTGCGTTGCTCAGCATTACGCTTTTCTTCTTCAGTCAGTTCTTTGACTTCTGCCTTAGGCGCAGTTTCTTCAATGCCTTGCGACTTGTTGTACGCCGCCCGCTGCTGAGAGTACGCCACCGGGTCAAAATAGCTCAACACAGGATTGGGTCGCTGTGGCGCAGGAGTAGCCTCAGTCCCGCCCTCACGAACAAAGAATGATCTGATGATAGACGACCCCTGACTCGGTGTCTGAGTCTCAGGAGTCGGAGTCTGTCCCTTGCGCATGAAGATAGACGCAATATCAACGGGCGATGCCATGACTACATCCCAGAACCCAGAGTGGGTTTCTTCGTCTTGATGTTTGTGTCGCCCTCACCACTGGTGAAAATGGTGGCTGCTCTGCCCTGCTGTAACCGCTGCTGCTGGTCTCTAGCACGTGCATCAGCTGCTGCAGCCTTGGCCTCAGCAGCCTCCGTCGCCTTGCGCTGCTCCTCGAGCTGGGCCTCATACGCACTCGTATCAGGCTTGGAAGAGCTGCCACCACCAAAAATTTTCTTGACTGTACCGCCCATGTTATTCTCCATATGTCAACGGATTATAGTCATAATCTCGTGTACGACTGGGTAGAGTGCGTGTTGCAAACTCTTGGTAACGCTCATGCTGCGCCATCATTCTGAATGCGTCTGCGTAATGTGACATCCAATCATGAACTGGCGCCCCATATGTCTTCGTTTTCGAGTCATATTGCGCACGATAGCCCTTCAAGGCTTCAATGCCTTTTGAGCATTTATCTTCACTAAACCAACACCTGGGGAGTATATTACGGGCCATATTGATCCCATCTTCCACAGGTATGCGCTTATTGACACGTATGTCTTGGAGTCCCAGGTCCATCAGTGTCTGCTTGCGACTGCGACCAGAAGATAACTCTCTGACTTCAACGTCATGAGGGAGGATATGGTATCCATAGGCATATGGACGTTGATTGAGCAGACGCACATAGTAATCCAGAGCATGTCCATTATCATGGATACAATCAAGGATTCTGATTTCGCTATGCACCTTCTGATACAGCCATATGACTAACTCGTCATCAATGCCCAGGTCCCATGCAGTATTGACCAAGAGATTGGGCTCCCATGAAATGGTAGGGAGTATGTGTGACGAGATGGCCTCCATGCGCTCACCGTAATATGCACCAACCAATGCAGCCTCATATGAGCAATAAAATTCTTGTTTTGCTAGGGCCGGAGGAAGACCGGCATCGATTTCCTCTTGTACCTGCTCCTCTGTCATCACATGGGTGTCATCTATGGTCGCTTTGGAGTAGAACCAGTCGTCGGAGGTACGTGCGTACAGGTCCATCTCCCACTGATGGTTATGACCCCGAGGCGTCCCATTAAACAAGGCCCACCCATCGTTTTCTAGCAGGATTGGCCTTAGGTAGTGCCAAGCCTCCGGCTTATGCAACGAAAACTCTGAAAATATGACGCCCACCGGGTTCGTACCCACAATGGAGTCGATATTGTCTGACCCAAGGAATCTGATAAATGAGCCATTGGCGAGTTCTAAGGTCATCTGCTGATTGTCTTTGCGAACCCACAGCTCTTTAGGGATATGCTCTATCAGACGAAACCCTGTTTTGTCCATCCCTTCCCAGATGATCGCACGCGCCTGTTTATAATACGGAAGAATATAAAAATAAGTTCCAACGCGTTTGATCGACTCTCTGGCCAGAATATTAACAAACACTTTATCTTTGCCAGCCCTTCGATGCCACACAGCCAACCCACGTTTATATCCTTCTGCCAGGCAATTGTACAGAGGAATTTGATAGTCACGCGGTGTGAAATTGCGCGGTATGGTTATGACTTTTGGGGCTATGGCCATGATGAAGGTCCCTAGTTTGAAAATGTATTGACTACTTCTATCTTCATCCCACTATCATTAGATTTGTTCTGTGATACCTGCGACAAAATAGCCGCAACAGTTGCCTGATTGAGGGTAGCCGTAGTTTTTGCAAGAAGGTCGAGCTTTCGAGCCGCATTGGGGTCATCTGCATCCATATTTGATGCTAATTCAGCTACTTTTTGCAAAAGAATGAGTTCAGTTTGTGCGTAAATAGGCGCAAAGGCCATCTGTTTACGCATTATCACTTCAATCAGTTGGTCCCTTGCGTCGTCTGCGTTCTTCGAAAAACTGGAAAATTTAGTCGGGGCCTTTATGTACTGCCCATCAGCTATCATCATTTTGACCATGGTGGGCGCGAGACCGACAAATGGGGCGATTTCATCCGCCTCAAAGCCGAATATCTCATACAGCAACCTAACTTGCTGCTGCATATTGTCACACCGGGTCGAAATATCCATGATTTTCTCCTTACACAAGTACCATATCAAGTATTTTGGGAAATGTACACAAGAATTTTGGTCAAGTTTCTAAACTCATTAGTTCTAAAGCCCTGAGTTCTGGAACTCGGAGCTTTAGAACTCAGTAGTTCTATAGAGGTGAAATTGGCATGAGGGGTGAGTTCTATAGAGAAAAATGTGGAAATGATAAAATACCAAGGCCCCTCATGCTTTTTCTATAGAACTCGAGTTCTGTGCATAGAACTCATGTGTTATGAGGATTCTTCGCATGACGCGCACGTATAAGGAATTATCAACAAATGTTGTAGAGAAATAGGAAAAAGAGACAAATATAATGCGGGATGACCTAAGAACTACTTTTTCTCCGCGTCCTTGCCCCCGGGGCCCCCAATTTTTCTAGAAAAACATTTCTTTATGACATAATTCATACCTAAGCAGCAAAGTATTTAGGTATTTCTCATATCATGTGCATTATAATGGTTCCTCTATCATTTTCTTTCAATCTATCCTCCTCATAACACTATTATTCTTAATGGGACGGTCACGTTGTTCCCTAATACCCCATTAAGAATAATAGTATTACTCGTCGGATCTGGCGTTGCCAGCCGATTGAAAGAAAATGATAGAGGAACCATTATAAGTTCCTCTATCACATTCCTACTCATTACTTAAATCATACAACCACATAAACACTTCCTCTAACTCCATCCACCACTTAAACAACTCCCAATTATCACCTCCATAAAAATCATCCATACACTCTACCAATAACAACCTATCATCCAAATCCTCCACACTCTCTACACCTCTCTTATCACAAACTATCTCCCACAACACACTCTCAACTTCCAACTTACATTCTTCCAAATCATACATCAATTCACTAATATTCATTTTAATCCTCCAAATAATCCTTCTTTATATCATTCATAATCCTTTCCCAATTAACCTTCAATTCTTCCTTTATCCTCTTTTCTTCCTCCTCTTCTCCCAATTCTTCCTTTTCTACTTCCCTCTCAATCATACTCAATTCAAACTCTATTCTATCCCTTAAATTCAATTCCTTCTTCAACTCCTCTATCTTTTCTACTTCAAATTCTTCTACTCTTCCATCTTCCCACTCTACTATAAACCTATCACCAATCCAATATACTTCTCTCATTTTACTTCTCCATCTTTTCTATAACTCTATTTATTTCCTTCCAACCTTCTACTACACCCTTACCAATAATTTCCTCTAATTCCAATTCCCAATCTTCTATCTCAATATAATCTCTATCCATATTATACTTTTCTTCTATTACATCTCTCATAACAATTTCCATACCACAACTAATTCTTCTCAAACTATCCAATATTTCATTATTCATATTTCCTCCCTTTCGTTAGATACACCTTATCAGAATCATTGATAGCTGTCAACAATATTCTTGATAGTTCTTTTATTCACATGCGTACAGAGTGGTAGCTCAATCAAATTATTTTACTCGCATTCACCTTCCGGTGAACGCAAATAAAATAATTTGATTCTTTCGCAACTATCTGATCCGCTTCGCTATTAATGTATTCGCTGCGGCTCTTCGTTTCGGGTTCCACCCTCACTTACAAGCCTAATCGCTCATACAGCTAGCGCTGCTATGCTGTAACTGAACATATACGAGCTTGAGGCTCCGCCTCAACTCTTAATAGTGGAAGCTCGCTCATGTTATTCGCTCGAATTAGCAGATACGCTTCGGGACTCCGCCCTTGCTTCTCGTGAGGTGTTTCACCGTTGGTTCAACCATTAAGACAATGTGTCACTCTGTTCCACAGATAATAGCGCTTCACTTTGTTCAGCTATGATGATATGGTTCACTCCCGTTCACCGTACCACCAGATCGGCCGCCGCGGGCAAGACGGACCGGCTGATCGTGCGTTCAACCGGGTGTCACTGACAGCTGATGACAGACATCCACTGATTGAGCATTCAGGAGTCACCCGCAGTCACCTACCCCTGATTGAGCATTCAGGTGTCACTCGCTATCATTAGCTGTCACTGACCCATGAGGGTTGCCCAGGTCCTTAGGCGCCCAGGTTTTGGCGTGTACAAAGTCCGCAATACATGATAGAATGAATTGCAGGACAACCCAAGTCCTCAATTATACCCGTATAGAGAAAGCAAGATGGACAGAAAATATTTTTAAATTTTATTCAGAAAAGGGTTTACAACCCTCTAGAATAGGCGTATACTGAATTCAACAAATGAGCGTGATGACGCTAAATAAATTCTAACCATTAGGAGATCTACCATGACCATCAACGAACTCAACAATCTGTCGCTCGAAGCCCTCAATGCCCTCTCTCATGAAGACTTGGTTCTCGCGGTACAGACGTATCAGCAGAAGTTCAACAATCCTGATTCTATTAAGAACAAGATTCAGGCAGCCCTCGCCAATGGCACTCATATGAGCATCAAGGAACTTGCTGAGACCTGCAACACGTCGCCCGCGGTCATTAGCTCCAATTTGTCCTATCTCAAGAAGGCGGGCATCATGATTGCCACTGACCCGCTTGGCAAGAAGTTCATTTGGGAAGCTGCTTCTTAATCAGTAAAAATTCTTACTTTCAAGGCTCGCATTTCACGATGCGGGCCTTCTTTTATACTCAGGATTCGGGGACTCGCGGATCTGCTCTTTCAGAAAAACTCTCGGCAAAATATTGGCAGAACGGAGGGCAAAAAATACTAAAGTGTCGCGAAAAATCGCTTAGGCCTCCGCACTTTCATTGGGCATTACATAAGCCCTTGTATTTATTATATTATTTTATTATTATAAAGTAATAAAGTGATAAATTAATAAAAATACATATTAAACTTAGTATAAATTAGTTCTAAAGGCATATATATAGGAAGGTTTACGGGGAATGTGCCACTATTTTCCGCTTTCCTCCGATTCTCATATATTTCAAGCACTTATACCTAATTGGGAATTTGTAAGAGATTTACTCAATTTATAAGTACTTGAAATTATTAACCTCAGGGGGGAAAAATTAAATGGTTGAAATGCTTGCCTTTAATTTTTATATGTACTTTTATCGGAAATAACGTCCAAAGCACTTGATTTAATTAAACAAAGTCAAGTACCTGAAATTATTGTATTCTCCGTAAATACTTGAATTAATTGGGCGCCTCATAAACAGTTGAAATACTTAACTTTGATAAACGTGTTCATCGTATTCATGAAAAACGTCCAAAGCACCTGATTTAACTAAGCATTTTTAAATACCTGAAATTATTGTATTCTCCGTAACTACCTGAATTAACTGAGCGCCCGATAAAGGGTTGAAATACTTAAATAAAAAAAAAGTATGTACATCATAATAAAAATTTGTTATGATGTTTTTACAAAGCTTGTATAGAGCTTGTACAAGGCCTGTTAATTTTACCATTCAACACAGGAGAAAGTCATGGGTATGACGCGTTCTGAAGTTCTGGCAGTAGTAAAAAATATCAAGAGCACAACCCCCGTACTTAATGACAGAGACCAAAAATTGGCCATTTGTCTTTATGCTGCGGGGTTCCCTGTCTCTGATATTGCAGCGTATCTGAAAGTAGATAGGTATCGTATTTACCCCTTTCTGAAGCCATATCAGGCAATCCAGGGAGCGTTAATGACAGAGCTTTGTGAGACCTTTATCCCTGCTTTTATGTCTGACATTTTCGAAGCCATGGAGCGTAATTAATGGCTATTAACACACAAAATATCCCTGCTACTCTAGCGTCTATTCCAAACTGGACGCGTTCCACTGGCGCGGATAATTCGCCACAGGCTAAGGTCCCGCTGTGGGCGGACACTCAAGATGCTCCACGCAGTGAAACCGGTCAAACCCTCATTTCTCTGCTGCCTTTCCTGACAGAGCATCCGACATTCAACGCAGGAATCTTTACATCCATCTATAATCAACTGATTGTAGTGGATTTAGATGATCCTCAAATTTGTCAGCGGTATCTTGACCAGCATGACCCAACTCTTACCTCTCTTCTCCCCAATACGTACACAGAGTTTTCTTTAAACAATAAACTGCACCTATACTACCTGTACCAGAATAAGTCATTTCAATATCCAGCATATTGCAAGCATCCCGTTCAAACTGCACTGGGCGAGGGGCAAACATCAATTCATAGCAATTTCATGGTTGTGACAGGGAAGGTGGCGCCAATTTCTTCGCCTACTCTTCACGTTCTGACTGATGAAGAGTTTCATGCTATCACTGACCTTCCTACTGAGCATGAAGAACGCGCACAAGCCCGTAAAACCGCTCTCATACCTTCTACTACCACCAACTCCACTGCAACCATTGACTCACCTGAGGAATTTGATGAGCTAATTCAAGCACTGAAACTTATTCCTTTAAATCAATCACCTAAAGTCAAGCTCGCATGGGAAGCCTTAACTGGTCGTACATATGAGCATTATGACTTTTGGTTGTCAATCGGGATGGCCTTACATTCATCAGTTTCACAAAAGTTGACAATGAAGGCGGCTATGTCATTTGATGAATGGTCTGCTACAGATCCCACACATTATACTGGTAGCGATTCATGTATTCAAAAATGGTCGTCATTTAACGCTATACCTCATGATAGATACCTGACTAAAGCTACAATCTTTGCTCTCGCTCAAGAGCTTAGAATGCAATTCCCTGTTATGCGCGTCTCACAAAAAGGCGCCAGAATTCCAGATATTGAGGCAATAAAAAACTACCTTTACTTCATGAAGTATTATGACCTCAAGATCTATTCTGACTTTCAGAGCTATTACATCTCTGGAGATGCGGAGATATTGGCTAAACACTTTAATCTGCCATTTGTATTACCACAGATGATGGGGCCATTTGATGGGAGAGACTTTAAGACACGAATGACGGTATTAGTGCAGGAGACGATGTTTCCTCATGCACATATATCTCTTAAAACAGCGCAAGGCATAGGGAAGATAATGATAGAACAGGCTATTCAACCTAATATCTTTGATATGTGGTTGAAGTCACATGAGTCGCTGACGCCGCAGTATTCTACAAATACGCGTCCGCTGCTGCCTGTCCCGCCGCGCACACCACCTCATACCTGGTCACCCACTCTCGACCAACTCATGACCTTTATTGAGTTTGATGAGTCACAGGACATGGAGGTGGCGCGAGCCATATTCTATGCGTCGTTCATGCTCATAATAAAACTCAATTGCTTTCCTGAAATTGGGATGGACTCTGCAGAAGGCTTCTTGTACTTGACCGGGCCTCAGAGCTCATACAAGTCCACATTTTGCGAATCTCTGGTGCCTCAGGCGCTTAAGAAATACCTGGTCAGGTCTCTCACAAGCGTCATACGTAGTGAAAAAGGGCTCCGGGACTTCCAGTTGGCCCTGGCCTCATCTTCATTTTTGGTGATAGATGAGGCAGAGGGATTCATCAATTTCCAGGAATCCAGCTCCCAGTTCAAGGCCATTATGTCCAAAGCATGGTTGGATGTGACACCAATCTACTCTTCAGACTCCATACGCCTCCAGCGCAAAGCCTTCGTGTTGGGTTCATCCAATGACTATGAGCAGCGGATGATGCGCAATGGCACTCGCAAAATGTGGTGGGTGCGTGTCCAACATATCCATACTGAGGACCTCATATACTTCAACTGGCACGCTTTCTATCGCCAGATGAAGCTAGAATTTGAGCAATTGGTAGCGCAAGGTAAGCAGCCCTGGATTCTTCCTCAAGACATAATGAAGCAGTTAGATGAGTCAAATGTGCAGGGTACAGCCATGACTGAGGTCGATATGATCTTGAGAGAGTGCTTCCCGATTGATGATTCATTTGATCCAAGAGAAATACTGCTCAATATAACCAATGTTCAAACGTCTAAATTGTTACTAACAGCCAAGCAATTGACTACTCTCATTCAGATGAGATGGCCAGATTTTCGTGGTAATCTCCCTGCAATAAAGAATGCTGCACGTAGATATGCCATGGAATACTTACAAACTGGTGTTTCGCAATCGGTAGTTTTAAATAACTCTTCAGCACGTTTTATTGATGGCGTAGTACAAATAGGCGCAGGTCGCACTCTTAAAACCTATTATGTGGTTCCATGGACAGAAGAAGAAGCACAAGCCAAAGCCTTTAAAGAGTTCATAACCAAATAAATCAACTAAAAATAATGATGTTATAGCAGTGTACATCAAAACAGATTCGTGCTATTCTATATTTATGAATGAAACGAATAGGAGGCTTATTATGAATAGCACGAATCTGACAATGGAAGAACGGGCGCAAATTCAGTTTTATGCGCATATGGCCCTCGAACCGATGGATGATCAATCTGCAGTCTGGAATTCTATTCCTGAGGCAGAAGGTTACAATTGTCCTTATTCTAAGCATGTTGCAGCGCTCCAACAGCGCGCAGATGAAGACACCTGGGGACGTATAGGCGGAGGCCTGCAGCATTATTTTCTGCTTCAGCTCCATCATTTGGACAATCAGAAGGCCCATTCCGTGGCAAAGGCGTGCAGGATATGTCTATGGTAAACTGGACTCGGCTCTCATTCGTGGTCTTCCACAGTGCGGCAGTGGCGTATATTTTCATTAATGATTGGCGTAGTGCCTTCTTAGCAGTCATTGCGCCAATCGTACTTAAGAGGTGTTATCCTCATGACTAATATGCGAGTCTTCTTCGTTCTCGTTGGCGTTCTCCTCATTATACTGGCATTCACATGCGACATGAGCCAGCATGGGCAGGCGCAGAGCCTAGGTGTAGGCATCGGTCTCACCATTTTCGGCGGTATGCTGGAGGACTACTGATGTTATATCTATGTCATTTAATAAATGGCAGGGGCCAAGAGGTGCTGGGCAACAGCAAGTGGGTAATCAAGTCGCATAAGGCACACATGGTTGGAGACCTGCTTTTAGCATGGCATGACCATTATGGCTTGTGCAGCTTCTCGGTACAAGGCTTCTATCTTCGCAACGATAACCTTGAAAGTATAGCAATTCCTGCTGTATATAACATGTTAGAACTAAAGGAGCTTCTCGATGAGTAACGCAAAGCACGCCAAGTATTCCCCGTCTCAGTTGTCTCGCATCATTGCATGCCCAGGTTCTGTTTTCATGAGCGAAGGAATTGAGCAGCTCCCGACTTCGCCCTACGCTGCCGAGGGGACCATGCTCCATAGCTACATGGAGCAGTATATTGATTCCAACACCATGCCTGATGTGCGCACTGATTACAAGGTCCTCTTGGAACGGTGCATGGACTACCTCACGTCCATTCGTGACAACAACAGTGCGATCTTTACTGAAATGTATATGATCTCTGCCGTTGAAACAGACGTGGCTGGTACTGCTGACGTGGTGCTGATCAATCCTACCACGTCAGCAGCACATATCATTGACTGGAAGTTTGGCGGCGGCGTGCATGTGGCTGTGCTGGACAATCCTCAATTCCTCGCATATGCGTGGCTGTTGTTGGAAAAGTTTCCGTCTATTAACCAGGTGACTGTGCATGTCGCGCAGCCTCGCCTCGACAACTTCGATTACCAGACTGTAACACGAGAGTACATAGATAACTGGTATAAGTCCGTTCTCTCGCCGGCTCTTAGAACAGCAGAACGGATTGACAATCCTGTGCTTAGGCCATCTCTTGACGCGTGCAGGTGGTGCAGAGCCAATGCTGTATGCCCTGCACGACATGCCCAGGTCAATCAGCAGGCCGCTGAAGCCTTCGCAATGTACGCGGATATTGAGGCGCAGCGCGTAGACCATAAGAAGATCGCGGAATTCTATGCCAAGATTCCGTCTCTTGAAAACGCCATTAAGGCTGTCAAGGACTATGTGCGCACCCAATGTTATCTGAAGGGGGCAGAAGCTATCCCAGGTTACAAGGTAGTCCAGGGACGAGGGTCACGCAAGTGGTCTGTATCTTCTGACCGTGTCATTCAGTTCATGGAACAAAAGGGCATCGATGCCGGCGAACTGTTTGACGCTGACCTCAAGTCTGTAGCAGCCATTGAAAAGCTGGTTAAGGGCCTTAAGACTGACCCTGAATTCAACAAGCTCTATCAGACTGAGTACGGCGCGGCATCTATTGTGCCGGCGTCTGACCCACGTCCTACTATAAGCCTCACTCGAGACGCGGCGACTGTCTTCGCATCTGTAGCAGATACGGAGGAGTAGCGATGAAAGCTCAACAAGATTACGCATATGTCAACCTGGAAAGGTATTGTATTGTCTGTGGTAAGCTAGGTACTGTAGTCTGGCTTGATGACGACAACCCTGACGAGGTGTATGATACTTGCATGTGTGGTATGTGTACCTTCGGTTCTGCTGAAGATGATGACTACCATACATGGGCCTGGGGTGCAATCAACGTTAACACCAAAGAGGTAACTGAGGTATGAAGCTCTATTATTACGGCGTAAGGTTCTTCAAGCACGCGGAAGGAACCGATTCTGACCATATGTCTGATAAAGTGTACTCATATCAAGCCACATTTAAGTGCACCATCGGCGACCTGGTGGTAGCTGAATGCCACGATGGTTATAAGATCGTCAAGGTTGTGGCAGATGGCTTTGAGTATAAGGAAAAGGCTTCGGCGTTTCTCATCTGCAATGTTACCAATCATATTGCAGACGTAAATGCAGCACGTAATTTTTTGTTTCGTATGACTGCGCTCAGAAAGGCTATGGAAACTCGGTTGACGGAATCCAAATTCCTTGAAATGTGTTATAACATGGCAGAGCAAGATCCCGATCTCAAGCGCCTCTTGGATGAGTATACTGCTCTTTTGCCTAATGTTACTGAAGAGTAACATAACTTTGGAACCCTGCACCCGAGAAAATTTTTCTAAAAATGGTGAAAAAAGGGTTTACATCAAGATGAAATTGAGGCATATTAAATTCATATCAAGTGCACAATGCATTTAAAACAAACACAGGAGCATTATCATGGAATTTCAGAACAAGCGCGAACACACCCTTTGGCTCATCGAACAGGGCGGCGCCACCAACGAAATCATCGAAGAGACGGTCGGTATTTCCAACAAGAGCCGCGGCACGATCTTCGCCCAGCTTCGCCTCATGGGCAAGTATCCCTTGGCTGACGAAAACGGCGTCTACCACATCGGCACCTCTGAAGAATTCGAAGCCAAGAAG